TGTCTGGATCGTCGCCAACAAGTTGGCCCGTCTCATTTCTTGCTCTTACAGGCTCTTCTTCGGCCTCTTTGACTTCGCCTTCCATATCAACAGTTTCTTCTATTGAATCTACTTTGACTTCCATTGCCCAACCGTTCTCTACGAATGTTTTCATGTTTTCTTCTTGCCAATCCTCAGAAGCATCAACTATTTCATCAACTTCATATAATTTGACTTCGGATCCCAATGCATCAGCAGTAGCCGGTTTAGGAATTATAATTTTATATTTCTTTGCCATAATTTTTTACCTTAAAAGTGGGGTGGCCTAAACCACCCCAAAACATAACAATTATCTATCTGAATTTGAAGATGCATCAGAACTATGTCTGGCATGACTTAAAATAACAGATGCTGACATTGCGGTACCTGTTGAGTGAGACCCTGTTAGATCTGCCACAACTCTTATATACCTTTTGCTACCGAGATAACCTATGGTCATTATCTGCGGTGACTCTGCATTGTCATCTAATGTTAAGAATATACCGTTTGAATCAACTGCACCGTCTGATACTGAGTCATTACTTGTGACTGCAGTATATGTGCTATCGTCGTCTGATTCTTCAAGTTTGAAATCAATCTTGACTGATGAAGAAAGTGTTACACCTTCTGCACCTGTATCAACAACAATTGAAGCTGACTCAAATCCAAGTAAGTCCACACCGGATCCATTTGTGTCAGAACTGACAACTGCAGGAGCAAGTGATTGAACCATTTTGATATTATTTGCTAAATCTTTCATTATTCACCTACCTTAACTTGCGATTTTTTGTTTAACGATTGCTTCAGCTTGTACCACTTGACCACCAACTCTTCTTCTTGCTAGGTATTTTACATTACCGTTATTAGCAACTGTGAATGGGTCACGAAGCACTGATAAAGCTACTCTATCAATAATCAAATATGCTCTTCTGAAATCACCAAACATTACTGGGAATGCATTACCGGCAATTGCAGGCATATCTGTTACTTCTACATACGGATAACCAAGAATGGTATTTGGCACACCGGCTTGTAATGACATTCCAGCTTGGAATACATATTGTCCGGCAGTATCTTTTAATTTTCTGATTTCAGCTAATGTGTTTCTGTTGAAAATAAAAGTACCATTTCTACCATATTCTGATTTGATTGAATGTACCAATGAAATCAGACCGTCAGCAGTTAGTGCACTAGCACTTCCTGAATTAACTTCTGAGACACTACTGTTCTGCAAAAGTCCTTCTGGCTTGTTTACACTATTACCACTTACAAATGCAGTTCCTTCTGCCTTTGCAAATTGCTCTGCAAACTCAGACTGCATTTCAGCTTCTAGGTTAAATACTGAATCTTCTAAGTTTGCCTCAGAAATATGCACTTCTGCGTAATGCTCGTGTGCAGGGATTTCTTCTAAACCAACTTGATATCCAGTTGTTTCGCTTCTTGTTCCGGTTTCACCAACCCACTGAGCAGCAAATGTTCCAACTTTCTTTGGAAATTGCACAGACTTGCTAGAAGTATTTCTAACTCTGGCAATAGATCTGATTGGAGATATTTCAGTAATATCTTTAATCATTTCTCTTACATACTCAGGTGGTGCTAGGTAACCACCAGTAGCGTCATTACTTACTGTTAATGCTTTGACAATCTCTGGATCTGTAAGGGCCTTATCACCTTTACGACACCATGCGTCAAATGCCTTAACGACTGTATCCACTTGAGGAGCATCTAAACCGGCTTCTGGTCTTGAGACCATTTTTTCTACCGATATTAGTCTTTCTTCAAGTTTTGCGTTTGATTCATCTTTAGCTTCAATCTCTGACTTAACATCTTCTAATGATTGTAGTTTTGCTTCAATCTTATCCAATTTTGAGTCAGTATCAGCTGTTGATAAACCTTTTTCTATGTTGTCAAGTCTTTCGTCATTGACCTTTTTGAACTCGTCAAAAGCCTGTGCGACTTCATTAACAACTGTCTTTACATCTTCCGACATAATTACACTCCTTAAAGTTTAAATTTATTAGTTAATACCTTAATCGCATCTACGACCTCTGAATCTATATGAGCCTCTCGCTCATCAAAAGACTTGAACACTGCAGTTGCAGCGATTTTTGCTTCAGACCGAGATAATTGGAAAGCATCTCGCAAACCTTTTTCCCACTCTCTGACAGTAATATCTTCGCCCTTGACCTGTCGCACGGTTGCCCGTGGATTCATAGGAAAAGTTACTAAGGACACTTCCATCAGTTTGACTTCTTTAATTATTCTTCTGTTTGTATCTTTTTCATAGGACACAGACTTCTGATCTACTTTAAAACCAATAGACAGGCCATCAAGTGCACCCATCTTCATTAGTTCATATGCTTCTTTACCGGCTTGTGTTTTAAGAGCCAGTCTGCCTCTTACAACGAGGCCCTTACTGTCCTCATATATTTCATCAAACTTACCAATAGGCATATCTGACTTATGTTGATATAGCAGTTTGACATTGTCTGCCGTCCTGAAATCTGTTAGTGATTTTGTGAATGCACCTTTTTGTATAACATCATTACCAAGATCTGTATTTCCAAAGACTGAGCCATATCCCTCAAAGGTGCCATACTCTTTGCTCTCATCTTCTTCTATTGCTTTATATTCGGCTTTGACATCTTCTGTCATGGACTCAGGCTCGGATCTGACATCACGGCCTGTCTTGTCTCTGTATTCTTGGTGTGTGCTACACGGCATAAAAACTTTGTTGCCGTTCTCGTCGTGAGTATGTGTACCCTCACAACCAATCACCTCTGCTCTTGCTAATGCTTCTGCTTCTGTGGTGAACACATCTCGTCTTATCCTTGCTTTACTTTCCTCGTTATCCAGTTTTGGATCTTCCATTGAAGGTGAGTGTTCACTTTGGGAATCCACAAGTTCTTGCACTTTTTCTAGTGCTGATTTCAAATCACTCATAAAGATTCTCCATTTTTTTAAAATTATTCCATATATGGTATATCAATGCAACAATTCAGTCCATATCTCTAGCATCAACATAAACAATGCTACACCTACAATTTATCACATTTTCTGGTCCACCGTTAGGATCCCCTACATGTTGCATTAACTTACCACCGACTTCAAACGGCTCGTCCATTGGTATTGCAGGTTTATTTGCCATTTCTCCGTGTGCATCTCTAACTCTTAAATCATTGACTGGCACCCACTTCTTCATCATTTGAATACCAGTATCTTCTTGCAATATACCGTGATACCTATGGTTTGCAAGTCCGGCTGCATTATGTGTTTCAGTTCTTGCAATCATATTGGCTCTTGCTCTTGTTAAGAATCTATATTTTGTAGCGATCTCTCTTGCTATCTGGTCAATAGACAAACCTTCAACTCGCAGTCTGTCTATGTCTCTGCTTATACGATTGGCAATATTGATTGATACACCGGCAAGAATAAGATTTCTTGAGTTGTAATATTCTGCAACTAATTCTTCAAAGTCTCTTGCCCTTCCGAATATAAATGCTTCTGCTTCTTGTTTTTGATTGTTAGTATTGTATTTGTTTTCGTTGAACTCAAAGATAGTTCTATAAACTCTTTTGAAGTGTTGTTCTATAAGTGGTTGGAAATCATCTTGCATTCTTCTTGCAAACTCTGAAACTTCAAACCTTCCGAACTCACGATACAGAAACATAGATGCACCGACTTGTTTCCGCATGACTGCATAAACTCTTTTGGCAAATCTTCTTTCAAGATTATTTTTTATACGCAAAAGTATTCTTGCTTCTCTTGCAGTGTTTACCCTTCTCCGTATTGTATGAGATTCTTTACTTGCTACTGAGTGGGTGACCTTTTGGGAATAAATCTGTGTCATGTTTACCACCTCTGAATCTGCCTGTTCTCAATGCACTTAAGAAAGAATTAACACGAGCATATGCCCACCTGTCACTTCCACCTTGTGCTATCACTGAGGGCCGTACCGAAGATCTGTTCGTATTGTACGCACCCACTCCTCTACGAAATACTGCCTCAAGCATTCTTAATGTTACTCGTTTTGTTTTACTGTCACCATAT